GTCGGTAGTAACTTAGCCATTATCTACGTCCAGATGGTTGTATGTCTAAGCGAGTGTCTCCCAACCTCCATTTAAAATCTTTTCTGTCTGGTTCACTGTTATCGTCATCGGATTCAAAGCGCAATACAAATTGCCTTGTCCTGGTTCTTAAACTTGAAAAAGTGCTTGATGTGCCTATCTGCGTGGTTGAATCGGTTGATAAAGACTGGCCATTAAAGTCTCTTCTTTTAACCACTACATTTACTGCGGGTGTCGGACTTGTGCCTGTTTCTGTTTGAAACAGTATGTCTGGGATTATTTTTTTAAGAAACACATAACTGTCGCCGTCCGTCATATCTATGTCGGCAGATTCTATAAACACATTGTCCATAGAACTGCTGTCATTATTAGCACCTTTTTCGTGTTCGTAAATATATTTAGTGTCGCTTGATTCACCCGCGGCCAGTGGCTTTTCATTAATACCAGAATTAAGCCAGGAGTATCTTTCTAAGGTTCCTATGCTCCAGGAGTTTTCTTCATAGTTATAAATTACATATCTGGAGATCTCATCCGTGTTATCTGTGTTAGATGGATAGAAAAACCATATTTCAGAAAACTCTTCGTTGAGGCCAGCAAAACATTTGAACGCCTGGCCAACATCTAAATCACCGAATACATAATCTTGCACCGAACAAGGCAGCTTTTTGACCGAGCCGTTATAAAAGTAAAAAGCATTTTTTGACATAAAGAAAACGCCGTTTGGGCCATTAGCAAATGCCTTGGGCCCAATGAGGCCAGCGCCTTCATTAATTAGGTTGACTGCAAAAGTAAGTGGTGGCCCGATAAACTGCATGCTGTATAAAGATGTGTCTGTCCAGATCAAAACCTCTTGCCTGGATTTAATGCCGCCGATAATTGTGGATCCACTTGATAAACGCAAAGAACCAGCAGAGTTGGTATTAAGTGGCTCAAACTCCAATTCGTTTTCTTGATCGCTAAATGCAATTAACATTGGATCTATGGCGCCAGTTCTTGAGCCGCCACTTAAAGGATCTGCGCCCAGGACAATTAAATGTCTGTCTGTTTCAGATGTAATAACTTGCAAAGCCTTGGTCGGCACTTTATTGGCGCCAGTGATACCAGATAGCTCTACGGCCCTTGTAGAAACGCCATTACTTTCAAGCCATCTGTAAATACCACCATTGCGTGGGTTAATAATTAAGTTCTCACCATAGTTGTCGTGCGTCCACAATCTAAGCTGGTTGACATCACTTAATGCTGTAGCAGCACCCCAGCCGCCTGCACCCCAGGTACCAACACCCCAACCGGTGCTATCAACGTATACATCTAGGCCAGAATTAATTTGATACACAGCATCGGTTGCAGATCCGCCGTTACCAGAGTCACTTGCGTTTGCTGTAATGATTGTGCCAGCAGTATTTTTAGCTGTTATTTCAAAAGTATTTGCACCTGTAACAAGATTAATTTGATATTCTTGATTTAAAACCGCCGCAGTAATTAAGCCGCCTAAAGATACTGCACTTGAAAAAGTAACAAAGTCACCATTGACAGCTCCATGTCCTGTTTCTGTAACCGTTATAGTTGAGGATCCATTGGTGGCCCCGAATGTAGTTGAATTTGTTGAGGATCTGCGAATCGGAGTAACATCATAATAAACGTTACCGTTTTCAATATAGTATTTGTTGGTTGTGCCTATGCCAAGATATTCAGTGCCGTCTAATGCAATCCAGGCATGCAAACCTCTGGGAGATCCAACAAGAGAGCTGGTTCTGTATTTTTCCCAGCCACCTATTTTTTCAACGCGGCCCTTTCTGAACCGAATAAAGTTACCGTCTACCCAACCACCTTCGTTTGAGTAGTCAGTCTCCTCTTTATTGATCCCTGGTTTAAAATTAACTTTGGTGAGTGGCATTTTTAAATTCTACCATAATAGAAATTTAATTAAGCCAATCTTATAATTGCACCTGTAGCTGTTGCGCCTGGGAAAACAATCGTAAAATCACCTGCGGTAGATGTCTTGTCGCCACCAAAATCAATAGCACAAACTGCTTTATCGCTGTTGGTGTCGTTATAAATCATGCACCCTCTAGCTGTCACAGTCGCATTGCTAAATGTTAAATCTGCAAAATCACAGATTGCAGTAGTTCCAGAGGCCACAGGAGTTACATTTGTCAAAGCGCTACCACCAGATGTGTAATTAGTCCCAGATGCTTGCCCGGTTGTGGTAAATGCTGTAGTGCCAGCACCCAAAGTTGCCGAAGACGTGTAGAGCGCTAATTTAAAAGAATTACCGCTGCTGTTAGTAAAGTTATGTGTTCCAACCAAAAGTTCTTGTTTGAAACTTGTGCATATTGCCGATGTAATTGCCATCTTATAGCTCCTTAATAATATCAGCCATGTCACTGTGACCTTGTTTTTTTAACAAATTTATTAGAGTTGTATTCTTAGACTCTATTGCATTTTTTATAGTATACAAGATTACATCATAAACTTGTTTTTGGAAAGCGAGAGCCTGCTGTTTTACATGCTCTGGTGCATTGTCTGAAATGTCGCAAATTTTCTTGGTTGCTTGTGCGGCCCAAAATTCTGGTGGGTGGCCACCATTCTCTGTGGCATGCACTGAAATTTGTCCTAGTTCAAATAGTCCGTCAACGTTCATCCTTTGTATGGCTCTGGTGGAGCTACATCCTCATTTATTTTTAAACCTTGCTTTTCTAACTCTTTATTTATTTCATCGTAAGGACCAATAATAAACTTGCCTTCATGGGGTATTGCAACCAATGGTTTTTCTAGTCTATGAAAACCATAAAGTTTTTCTGTTGCTGGTACGTTTGAGTCCAGGACAGTAGATCTGCCACTCATACCTACCAATATGTCGTTTTCCATGCACTTGCTTATCCAGAACTCAACACACGCTCGGCCCGCCTCGGCAAAGTGCATGTTTTCTTTGTATGAAAAATCTATACCAAATAGATCTATTCTGCCAACCTTGCTCCACAAAGCGTAAGCTATTGCATAAGCAACCGTGTTATTTAAGTAAGCGCATTTGGTAGCATTGCAAACCTCGTTAATTGGAAACATAACGGGGTTCTTTACTCTGTCGTCAAGCTCGCAGGTAAAAACCGGTACATCTGTGTTGCTAAGTAAACTTGTCATTACATTGGTTTGTAAACCAGCATCGGTACTATCAAAAAATCGGCTTGCTGGATCTAGCATAAATATTTTATCGCACGGGTAAGTTGCCCCGGCAGAGTTGATGCACCAGACCTCATCCCATTCGCGGCCATTTTGCAGGCCAATAGCAAAATCAACCTGGCTAATTCCAAGGCCAACAATTGCAATTTTTTTGCCTTCTAGGGATTGTTGGGGTATGTTTTGAGTTTCTTCTTTTGTTAATTCAATCACTAATTTACGCCGGTGCGTAATAAATCGTATCTATATTCGTCTCGTGTGCCACGACCTTCTGATAGAGTTTTCATTCTAGCTACCGCCTCCTTAAAGCGTCCCTCAAACTGGGCAACGACATCTAGCGGTTCCTTTAAGAAAACTGCGCCTTCTACTAACGTGCCGTACAACAATGCGTCTGGATAATCCGTAGACAAAAATGTTGTACCGCTGTCACTACCACTCGTTAAAGAGACTGGTTTATATAAATAATGTAATTCTACCGTATAGTCTGCATCTGGTACAGGCGCTACCTCAAAAGCCGTATCATCAAACAAAGTATAATATTTTGGTTGGCCCCTGGTCGTGCTAGTAGGAGCGTATTCTTTTACAAAAGACGAATGTTTAAAATCTAAATAGTCGTAAGTATCGCTGCTTATAACCGCAAGACTGAACGGTGCATAGAAATCTGTTGGCGTGGCCAAAAACCTATTATTAGTAGAAAGAGATCCCTGGACATTTTTTCTTTGTTTCGGCAGCTGAACAAGTTTAAATATTCTGTTTTCAGCCTCTTGGATAAAAGTTGGTAGCTGATTGGTAAAGGTCGTTTCAGAGACTTGCAGATAATCCTGGACCGCTGTTTTTAATGTTGAATATGTAAAACTCATGTTGTTGTTACCGTAACTGATCCTATATTAGCACTTATATCAAAAGTTGTAAGCTGAGATCCTAGTTTTCCATCGCCTACGTTTGTGTAAACCACAAAGAAACTATTGTCTGTGGGTTTTTCTGGCCTTGCATTTCTAATCGCCTGCGGATCTAGTGGTGCGGGCCGAGGCATAAGTTGTGGATGTTTAGGATCAAACTGGTCTGGGCCAACCAATAAGCCGTCCCAGGTTCTTTTCATATCTTTTAATTTGTAGCGAAAACCTGTTATGTCACAGATTCCATAAGCATATTTACCCGATGCAAAAGCCATTATGCGTTGTTATAACTGCGAATATCTGGAGATATTCTAAAAGAGGCCCTATCCTCATCCTGTGACAACGCTCTAGTGAACTCTTCTTCATACATGCTTTTTAGCATGGCAGTTCTTTCTGGTGCTCTTTTCATAGATATGTAATAAGCAAGGCCCGCAGTTAAACATGGATAAAAACGAAACGGCACTTCCATGGTATTTGTAGCTGAATCTGAGTCATCCATTCTGGTTAAAACATTCATAACCACAGTGTAAGTGCTCGACTTATCTGGTGCTGGCCAAACTGAAATTGTAGGTGTAATTTGTTTGTTTATAAAATATTGATTAGGCTTGCCCGTTGATGATTTATTAACAATGTGTGAGTATTCTGCTCTGCTTAACCTGGACATAGGCAGATCTGTGGTTTCTGAGCTTACTGTTTCGCGTATAAAGACGTCTAATACATCTATGGGTGCCGTACCATTGGTGCTATCAATGTTGTATTCTGTGGTGTCTTTAACCATGGTCACGGTTTTTTGTGCAATGGTCCACTGATTTAAACCTCTGTTGGCCCACTCTGCTAACATTAGGTTTAAACTTCTATTGGCGCTTTTAAGGTCATAACCTGTACGCAATTCTAAACCGCAACGCTCAAAAGCCTCTTCTATGTATTCAGCTACGTCTGGCTCAAAATTTTTACTGCTAGATGTTGCCATTAATCCTCCGTGTCGTTATACAAGTTATCAAAAACTCGATTTACGTCTAAGGTATAGTCTAAATCAGATTTAGAGTAATGTATATGAGCAGAAGGTCGGAAGTCGGGTGCACCCTCTCCATGAGTGAACCAAGCTGGATGTGTAACTCGGACACGATTATTAGGCAAAGCCACTATGTTTCCTGTCCATTCACCAGCATCTAAAAGCTCCATAACGTGACTTTGTTTGTGTTGTGCTGGATCATCCGCGATTTCGCTTTCGGTGTAGTCAACCGTGAACATGTATTTAGCTGGAAAAAACTCGCCGTCAATCTTTGCTATCCAGGGACAAGGCGTTGCCCTATCAATTACATAAACCGCATGATGATGGGATGAACAATCCCAGGGTTGTGCATCATGCACGGCCATAGGTTCTGGCCACTCTTCAAAAACCGTGTCACCGACTAAAGCTGTAATCGGCATCCTGGCCCACATAGCACCACCATGAACCGTATCTTCTGGTTCGCCATCTGGAGCTATGCCTGTGAAAATAACCTGGAAACTTAGACATCTACATGGCATTGATGTAACACCAACGGCCATCGCATGTAAAAACTCGCCATGATATGCCTCATGGTTATGAGTGTATTCTTTTCTTACCCAACACTTAAAGTAGGGGATATTTGAATGTAAGTACGCCACAATACTTTAATGTAAAACTATTTTCTGCCGTAAAGGCCCATGTTTTTCTTGCCATTTATTCTTTTTTTGCCGCCCATGGCACCACCTTTAGACATCATTTTGCCGCCTTTACGCATGCCTTTGGCCATCATTTTGCCGCCTTTTTTCATTTTTTGTGGCGCTTGTTTTTGCTTTAGTTGCGGTTGTTTTTTACTGCCAGCTTTTTTTGCAACGCTTTTCAAACCTTTTGTTAATTTACCACCTTTGGCATAACCTTTAGACTTCATCTTGCCGCCTTTTTTCATGCCTTTAGCTTTCATTTTACCCTTCATATTTACTCCTATGATCTGCCGAATAAACCCATATTCGACTTATTTGAAATTATACCGCCTTTTGCGGCAAATGTTTTAACATTTGTAGGCTTGCCACCTACCCCTTGTTTTTTAGCTCTTTTTCTGCTGACCGCAGATTTAATTTGTGATTTGCTCATGCTTGCAGCTTTTGCAGCCGGTACACATTTTGGGTATTTTCTTTTAGCGTCTGCTTTTTGTTTAGATCTGCCACACTTTGCAAAGCCACCGCCTTTTTTCTTAGATCCTATGTCAACCCAATCTTCTTTAAACCATTTGGTTAAGCTCATTTTTTCTTAGTCCTTCTTATGGCCTCTTTGCCACGTTTAAATACGTTTGCTATGCCTGTTTTGCCCATAACCTTGGCCCTTTGCTCACCAACCGTTAAAATTTGTATTTTTCTAGCGTAAGGTTTTTTTATTCTTTTTACCTTATTGACCGTGGCTGTTGCATCAGCCATAGTCTTAAATTTTATACTCACGGTGTCTTTTGGGTTCTCGTCAGTATATAAACGCCTGCCAGATCCTTTAGGTTTTTTGCCTGTTCCAACTTTAGGATCTTTTTTTTTAGATCCCCTGCTTACAGATTTGCCAATGCTACTTCTGCTTATGGCCATAATTTTAACTTCTAGGAACTTTTGTAGGTTTGCGCTTGCTGTTCATAATTGCCCCACAACCTCTAGCCTGGAGCTCCACACTGCCACCGTTTTTCATAAATCCCATTTTATTACGAACTCTGGTAGGTAGTTTACCCAGACCTTTATTGCCAGCTGGCACGGGTCTTAAATCTTTTTTACTCACTTCGCCTCCTTCTGCTTTTTTTGCGCCTTTGTAACCGCCGCCGCGTTTTTTATAAGTTTTAACCAACCAGGCATTAGCGTAAGCAGACGGATAAACGTCAAACTTACGTTTGGCCTCAGACTTTACTCTTGAATATAAGCTAGGATTAGTTACGTTACTTGGGGTTTTAGATTTAGCACTTCCGCCTTTGCCAAACTTAATACCTTGTAATGTTTTTGCTTGTTGAGCGTGTAGTTTGCTTGCTTTTTTTAGACCCTTGATAACCTTTTTTACTTTTTGTTTTGCCATTAGCACTTCCACCTTCTTCTTGCTTGCCTAATTCTGGAATTAGGATCATTTCTAGTTTTAGCAGAGCTTTTCTTTAACTGCCCAAGAGATCTTGCGCAATAAGACTTACGCCTTTTAGCAGCCTTGCTACC